TTGCAAACCTGGATATTTATGTAAACGAAAAACGCAAAAGTGCGAGCCAAAAAAAACAAAGGCTTTGTTACCAAGTGCTACTAATAGTTATCCAAAATTAACAATGCCTTTGTCGCCAATAGCAAGTCATAGTTCTCCAAAATTAACTAAAAAGTGGTTGATTAAAATGGGACTGAGACCCAATAGTATAAATAAAACAGTAAAAAAAAACATCAAGCCGTATAAAATGTCAGAAAAGCAGTATAATGTCATGGTGAAAAGATACGAAAACGACTTGAATGAATTTAATCAACATGGCTATCGTGAAATATATGATGTATTTAAAAAAATTGCAAAACGTCAATATTCCAAAGATGTTGCGTTTGCAAAATATCAGGAAACATTTTATCAAAATTTTATGAATACTAAAAACCCATATAGAACAGATGACATGTATAAATTAAAAAACCTGCGTATAAAAGCCGACAAAACTAAATAAATATGCTTTTGCAGTCCCCAGTTAATACAACCGACCCAGGATTGCCTTTTTCATCAATTTGTACATTACAAATAAGAATGTAATGTATTTCTACATTTTTTAGCGATTTTGAATTTGAGTGTTGCTTGCACAAAACCGCAACCTTTTTAAGTTGCTTTCGGTCAGGCTTTTTATTTTTTGTAACAAGAATGCAGTGACTTGATGGACCATCCGCTACATGAAACCAAATGTCGTGCAATTCGGCAGCCCTAATCAGTTCCCAGTTATGTCTCTCGTTCTTGCCAATTAGAATATCCATCTTAATGAATTGTCTTATATATTTTAGTATATTTTCATTTTTTTATTTTATTCAATGAATTATTTCTCAAAAGTTTGTCTGTGTTACAGTAAATATTATTAGACGAAATATGTACATTAGTTTCGCTTTTTTGATTTTTTGGTTTTGTAACAGGCGGTAATTTTTTTTGTTTTTTTACAGATAATAACTTGTGTCGTTCAGTATTTTCAACTATCCAATTGTCCTCTATGCGTTCATGGTCTACGTGACCATGAACTGTATTAAACGAAACATACAAATCTTCTTTAACATCTTGTTTTTTAACAGGTTGTAATTTTGCTGTTTTTTTTACAGGTAATAACTTATGCCGTTCAGTATTGTCAATTGTCCAAGATTCGTTATCTTTACAATGAATAGCATCAAACGAAAAGTGCACATTTTCTTCGCTTTCTTGATTTGGTTGTTTTTTTACAGGTAATATTTTTTCTGTTTTTTTTACAGCCAACAACTCATGCCGTTTAGTGTTGTCATATGTCCAAGATTCGTTATTGTCAGAATGAATTGCATCAAACGAAAATTGGAAATCTTCTTCGCTTGTTTGAGTTTCTTGTTTTTCAACAGGTTGTATTTTTTCTGGTTTCTTTACAGGTAACAACTTATGCCGTTCAGTATTGTCAACTGTCCAAGTATCATTTATCTTACCATGAATATCATCAAATGAAAATTGTACATCTTCTTTATTTTCTTGTATTGTAACATGTATTTTTTTTGGTTTCTTAACAGGCAACAACTTATGCCGTTCAGTATTGTCAACTGTCCAAGTGTTATTTATGTTACCATGAATATCATCAAACGAAAATTGGACATCATCCTTATTTTCTTGTATTGTAACATGTATTTTTTTTGGTTTTTTTACAGGTAACAATTTGTGCCGTTCAGTATTGTCAACTGTCCAAGTATCATTTATGTTACCATGAATATCATCAAACGAAAATTGTACATCATCCTTATTTTCTTGTATTGTTTCATGCAGTATTTTTTCTGGTTTTTTTACATGTAACAATTTGTGCCGTTCGGTATTGTCAACTGTCCAAGTATCATTTATGTTACCATGAATATCATCAAACGAAAATTGGACATCATCTTCATGTTTGGTTTCAATTTCAGTATCATATTCAATTTCAGTATCATATTCAGTTTCAGTATCATATTCAATTTCAGTATCATATTCAGTTTCAGTATCATATTCAATATCAGTATCATATTCAACTTCAGGTTCAATTACAACTTCAGGTTCAATTACAAGTTCAGGTTCAATATCAACTTCAGGTTCAATATCAACTTCAGGTTCAATATAAACTTGCAGTTCAATATCAACTTCAGGTTCAATTTCAACTTGCAGTTCAATATCAACTTCAGGTTCAATTACAACTTCAGGTTCAATATAAACTTCAGGTTCAATTTCAACTTGCAGTTCAATATCAACTTCAGGTTCAATTACAACTTCAGGTTCAATATCAACTTCAGGTTCAATATAAACTTCAGGTTCAATATCAACTTCAGGTTCAATATAAACTTCAGGTTCAATTACAACTTCAGGTTCAATATCAACTTCAGGTTCAATATAAACTTCAGGTTCAATATCAACTTCAGGTTCAATATAAACTTCAGGTTCAATATCAACTCCAGGTTCAATATCAACTTCAGGTTCAATATCAACTTCAGGTTCAATATCAACTTCAGGTTCAATATCAACTTCAGGTTCATCTTTATGTTCGGGTTTGATTTCAATATTTGTTTCAATTTTGAGTTTGATTTTTACTTTCGGTTTAACATCTTTTTTAGATTTAACGCATTTATTTTTTAGTTGATTTATTGCCGCACAATAAATAAGACGTCGTTGTTTTGGCGTTAAACCAACGGATGTTTGTAATTGAAATGCCACTCTCATATATTACCTGTATATTTTGTGCTAACTAACAAAGTTTAAATAAATTAAACTAAAATATTGTATTAGAATAACTAGATTATAACCTATATTATTATTATGAAAAATGTTCCAAGAAGATATATACCAAATAAATTAACTTTAAAAGATAAAAAAAAACAAAGAAGAATGATTAAAAAATCTAGAAAAATGTATAAAAAAGGAAAATATTATACTAGAAAACCAGTTAAATCTTATAAATCTAAAACAAGTAGTCATATTTTAAAAGCTCGACGAATCTATAAAATACATGATATTAAACCATCTAAAGAATTAGCTGTCAAAACAGGTTGTTCACTAAATACTTTAAAAAAAATTGTCAATAAAGGTCAGGGTGCATATTATAGTTCAGGTAGTAGACCAAATCAAAGTGGTAAATCATGGGGATATGCTAGATTAGCTAGTTCTATTACTAGTGGAAAAGCTGCAGCCGTTGATTATAAACTGCTTGAACAAGGATGTAAAAATAATAGTAAAGCTTTAAAATTAGCAAAAAAATCTAAAAAAAAATATGGACATAGTAGACGAAAAACACCAAGTGTTAAATTATAAAAATAAATTATTGACTAAATTGGAAGGTAAATGGAATAAAAATGAAATAAAAATATTGTATTAATACAAGTACAAAAGATGAGCAGTAAAACAACCTATATATTATCCACAGACACATTCAAGACAATATGGCAAGGTGCATTAGGTGCCATGACTTTTGGAGCATATCACCAATTTAATACAAATAGAATCATGGATTTAAACACTAAGTATATGACAGATAAACACAATAACGACATGAACAATTTAACTAACCAACACAATAACGATATGAACAATTTAACTGACAAATTAACTAACCAACACAATCGTGATATAAACAATTTAACTGAAAAGTTTAACAAATTAGAAAATGACCAAAAAAGTAGATGGTGGTAGATTTTTACTAAATTGTAAAAATGAAATAAAAACATTGTAATAATATAAATACAACAATATACGAAATTATGAGCACTAAAGCAACCACTTATTTATTATCTATGGACACTCTTAAGACAATGGGCCAAGGTGCATTGGGTGCCATGACTTTTGGAGCATATCATCAGTACACTACAAATAAAATTATGGAACTAAACAATGAAAATCAAAAACAATGGATTATACACAGAGATGCTAAACTAAATGAAAAAATAGCCAAATTAGAACAAGACAAAAACAATAGATGGTGGTAGATTTTTACGTGGTTTCATCATTCTATTATTTAAAAAAACAATATAAAAATATTGTTTTTTACTTTAACAATGATTCATTTTATTATTAATAAACGTTTTGCAGACAAATCATATGAAACAATAAATCATTTCACTAATTTTTATAAACGTTTTGTAGATGACCAAGCATATTATTCAATTAACCAGTTTACTGGTATTGGTTATAACTTTGTTGCACGCATGAATAAAAATGCATGTTATTCTCAAAGACTTTTTTATTACACATCGCATTGTTTTGGTGGAGCTGTATTAACTGGAATATTCTTAACTATAACTCGTAAGAAATTATCAAAAAAATATCTTGAACCAAAAATTGCTATTTATGGATTACTTGGTTTGATTTGTTCGTTAAATGCATATTTTCATATAATGTTTCGTGAGTATGAACCAAACCACCAACCATCAGGAACCTGTAATCTCTAGGTTTATTTTTTGCTTATTTTACTTTATATTACAAGCATTTCAATTTGCTACCAAGGGTTTTGAAATAATGGTTGTTGTAAAATACTTGTTTGTCTAATGTTTTTGTCAAAGTCTTATCACTCATTTGCAATGTTCTAATGCAATCATATTTACAAACAAATTCTTTGACCATTTTATGCTGATGGTCATATTGTCCAACTCCATCTTTATACAAAATTGGCTCTTCTCCTTTATTTTTCACAACAAACGCATTTTTTATTTTTTCGTTGCACGTTTCGTACAAGATATAATAATTACCCTTTGTTGGCATACTTCGCTTCACATACATGTCCAGTGCAGAACTTGATTCGTAGTCATTACATTGTGCCGCTGTTTTTCGGTTTAAATATACATTTAATATTTCAGTTTTGTCCAAGTTCAGTTTAGCAATGTATCCTAAATTTTGTGACTTGGTTTCTCTTGTGGGAGCAATTGTGGGAGAAATTATATTTGCATCTAAATGCCTTTCAACCAATAGCCAACGAAATCCACAATAAATAGTACTTTCCGCAATAGCCTTGTTAATACTCGGGCGTTTAATAGCACTATTTTCCTTCATGATTTCTGACACACTTTCATACACAGTTACCAATTGCATGGTTTCGGGATGTATTTTTTGCAACCGTGGACCAACTGTTGGCAAAGGCTCACCAAAATTAGTGGTGGTTTTTGTTTGCAATGAATTTAATCGCTCTACAATGTTTTGGTTGGTTTTTTCCAGATTATTTATTTTGCCAGACATTTGCTGTACTATTTCAGATAATTGTGTGATGTTGGCATTTAACGATTGAATGAGAGAGTTGTTATTATTATCGGCATTCATTTTGTTCATGATTTTAAGGTTTTCATTTTCCAGTTTTAATTTCTCAATGTCATGGTTGTTGAAATAATTAATATTGTTATTTACAATTTTCAATAACGTTTTGTAGGATAAATTTTTACCAATAAGAAATAATTCCAGTTCTGTTTCGTGACCTTTTAAATTGCACACTTTGCTGGGTCGAATCAGTTCATTCTCTTTTACAAACGATTCAAAATCTTTACTTTGGTTTACCGAAAAACAGTCCAACAAGAGACATTCGTCATACTTGCTTTTGTGCTCACTATATCTATCTTTGATACCTCTTCTGCTTTCGCCAACCTTTACAATATACTGACCATTTTCTAGCGTTTTAACTTTGATTATGTAAAAAATACAACCAATTGTGCCATATTCGTGCAATAATATCTTCTCTCTTTCTAAGATTTTTTGCTGGTTCAGTTTGTCTTCTAATTCTTTGTTTTTTTTGTCTTCCAATTGAAGCAACTGATGTTTTAATTCATCACTTTCTTCTTTTACAATTTCCTGTAAAATCTCTTCCAGTTTAATGAAATATTCATGTATTTCATCTGCTTTTTTTGTTCCTGCCTTTAAACAAAATCGTTTGAATGTGTTAATATTTAACATGACTAATTGTTTATTATGGCCACCTCTTACATTTGGATTTGATTTGTCAGTTGGTAGATTAGTTGTTGGGTAACACGATAAAATTTTATAATCTTTATTAATAATAAATAGTTTAAGCAACAATTCTTTAGATTTATGTTTTGAACTAAAATCCAGCCACTGCCATACATCATCCAAGTTAATAATAAAATCATTATTATAATCGTGATTTAAATAGCAATAAAAACTAGCCAAAAACATTTGCTGTTCGTAATTGGTAAAGTTGTTTTGTACCCTTTCAATTATTTTTGACTGATAATCACCAGTCATCTTGGTGATTGGATTGCTTTCAATAAGATTTACGATATCCATGCTTATATTAGTATATCATATATTATCTTTATATGCTTTTTGATATATTTAAGCAAAAAGCATATTTTTGTATTAAATAATTATTGCTCACCCGCCAGGGTGTGCAATACACTAAAACTAGAACAATTAATGCGTATTTTACGTTATTGCTCAAGAACATTCTTAAGCAAACAATTAAAAATACATCAAATTACAATGCTTTTGGCTAAATTAACGGTGTTTTTTTAAGCGTCTCATATAAAAAATCTTTAAATGAGATAATATGACACAATCGTGTCAGGAAATTATGATAAATATATACAATCCACGAATACTGTTCTTAGTATTGTGCTTAGTTGGAGTAGGCCAAACCACCCATGCCGCTCATAATTCTCAACACATTATAATTTGTGGCGTACACACGAACCTTGGCGGTCTTGGTGCCTTCCACAGTTGCATTAGACAGGACAAGCTGAAGGGTAGCGTTGTCAATACGAGAGAAGTTGCACGTGCCACTTGGTTGATGTTCCTCAGGTCTCAATGCAAACGCATACACGTTGATGCCCTCATCGGGAGAACGGGTATGTGCCTGGTAAGGCTGGACGAGGGAGAAGTAAGTTCCCTCACGCTCGGAGAAGCGGTCCTGTCCGTTGAGCTGGAGCTTGGCAGTAACCACGGGGTTAAGTCCCCAACAATGCATATCCAGAGAAGTCTCAGTTAGCACAAATGTTCCAGCGTCAGATACAGATGAGCCGTCCAAAGAAGACTGGTTGGCAAGAGCCTGAAGGGTAGCCATGGTCTGAGCGTCAAGTCCAGATGGGATTTCGTTGTTGGAAGCGTGAGACACACCGCCAAAGTTGGGCTCGTTTGCGGCGTTGCCAGGACTAGACCAGTAGCCAGTTTGGCCAGGCTGCAGACTGTAGTCAAGAGCACCAGCATCATTGAATAGGCCTTGCTGGTCAATATACTCGTTTTTACCAGCCACCGCCTGAGGTCCGCCAAACGCGTGGATAGCGTTGGGAAGAGCATCAATGGCGTCAGTGTAATTGAAGGGCTGGGCTCCCAGAACCTTAAAGAGCATTGCATCGCACACAAGGGACGAGCAATAATCAACGTTCTGATCGGGCTGCACAACCCAGATAAGCTCCTTCACGGGGTGATTGAAGTTCAGCTTGATCTTGTTACTAGACGAACCGACAGACTCGTCACCAGTAAACTGGAGCTGAGTAATGAGGTACTCGTGAGGCTGTTGGGCGAAACGACGTCTCTCATCCGTGTCAAGGAAGACATAGTCAACGTACAAAGATGCGGCAACCAGAGACTGGTTGTAGGCGATGGCAGCAGGAACTGGGGTTCCAGCCTTATAGTTACCAATAGTTGCATTGTTGCAACTTAGTGTGGTCACAGCCCACAAACACTCGTCGATGGGACGGATGTCGAGATTGATTTTGACTTCGTGATACTGCACTTCACGAAATACCCTACCTTTCGGTATATTTATGGTTTATTTTTGACCGTATCATCCATACAGTAGATATTTAATTGCCTTTGCATTTCTGCATCAGTAACATTACCTTTAACCAGGGAATAGACTATATCTTAAGTTATCATTTGTGTCGATTAAACACATCAAACCCAATACCATTTAGTCGTTGAACCTTATTCATAACCTTATCATAACGGTGTTAGAATCTTGGCTGCGGATTGCCGATTTCTGTGCAACTTTTATCTTGGTCGCACATCATACGGGGCATTATTACCATACCTGAGGTCGTTTTTCTCAGCCACCGTAAACTTTCATTTACGGCTTGGTAGCCCAAAAATTGTTTGTATTTAGTGTTAAACCGAACAACATTCACAATATTATTGTGATAGTAATGCAATTGCATTTTATCTGTTTTTCGTCGGTTTTCTATGCAAGTTAGTGGTTGTAAATTTGTCCAGTGGAAACATACATTTTTATCATTCTCATTTGAAAAATTAAACGAATTAATTGGAAGAATATGGTCTATTTGCCAGTAACTTCCAAAATTATCCCAGTTCATTTTCTCATCAAATCTAAACGCAAGCCATTTCATTAAGAATTCATTTTCACATCCAATCAATGATTTATAAGATGTATTTTTACCCTTAATCATTTTATGAATTTTACTTCTTAAAACTTCAGATATTTGAAAATTCAAATCTGTTTTTCGTTTCAATTTTATTTTTTCCTTTTTAATGGGTAAATAATCTCGATTCGCTTGCTTGGTTCGTTTTTTAATATGGTCTTGATCTCTATATATTTTCCGTTGTTCATTTATTTTAACTTCGTTTTCTTTGCGGTATTTTTGATTCTTAATTGATAAAGTGTCTTTGTTGTCTGTATAAAATTGTTGTTGTTTCAGTTTGATTTGTTCCTTGTTTTGCAGTCTATATTCTTTTCTACATAAATTACAATCATATCTATGACCATCAGGAGTACTTTTTAATTTACCAAACTTATTCAATTCAACTGTTTTCTTACACTTATAACAAACTTTGCTCATATTATCTCTCAATATTATTATACTACCACTAATTGCATTTAATACATTTTCATTTTTTTTTACGTCTTTACGGGTTTCCCGAACAATTTGGAATTGTCGCATCTTGTCTAAACCAGTTAAATCATTAAAGATTATAACCAGTTTAACAACAAGACACTAGCATCTGGGGAGAAGAACCAAAAAGGTTCTCCTTCTGAGCCCCGAACAAATTTTCCCTAAAACAGTTCTCAGATGTTTTAGGTTGGATACTTTTCTGCCCTGCAGGAGTTAAGGCAATAAGAGGCAAGGCCAATCCAGGATTGGTGCAAAACCAAAACTGAAGGGGAACGTAAAGAGTTGTCTCGGGAAGAGCATTACGAGGAGCACACACCTGGCGAGGAGCCAAGGCATCACAAGGACCATCAACCTCGGCGAAAGAGGGGTCGGTGATGAATGTCAGTTGTGTGGTATTTCCAATCATCTTGAAGTAACCACGCTCCTGCTCGGAAGTCATGGTAAGCTGATTCCAGATATGCATCCAGTCTCCATACTGGCGGTCAATGCGCTGTCCACCAATCTCGACCTCAACCTGGGCAATCAGCTGTTCACCAGGAAAGTCCAACCAACGAGCATAGACACCGTTGCCCAGACCAGCGGCGACAGATGCCACGCCCATAAGCTGGTTAATCTCGGGAAGAGTAACCTGTAGGTAAGTACGGTAACACAAGTCACCGTTTCTACTTATTGTACACTGAACACGCCGACCAAAGTCGGCTTGGCCATTGAAGGTTTGCTCGATAGACTCAATCGCAAAGTTAGTGTATCTACGATACGTAACCTTCCAAAAGGTAATCTGAGGGTTTGAAGTGAGGTAAACGTCCTGGGCACCGTAGGCCACAATTTGAAGAAGAGCACCAGCCATTTTTGCTTTATTATCTTCCTATAATATTAAAAAATAATGAAAAATAACCTAATTAATTAAACACCTCCATTTAATAATAATAATCTTACAAAACAAAACAAAAGTGAATTATGGTGGCAAAAACCATAAAAATGATTTTTTAATTTTGTAAAATAAACATTAAAAAGAAAATATGAATGTTGAATACCCTATATGTTTATTAAATTGGATAAATCCAAATAAAATAAAATGGATTGAATTGTCAAAAAATAACTCAGAAGGTGCTATGTTGTTATTCGCAAAATATCCAAAAAATATAAATATACTGAATGAAATTCATTCGTTTGATGGTTTAAATGATTTGAATGGTTATGATTATTTGTCGTCCAATGAGTCAGAAGGTGCTATGCTGTTTATTAAAAAACATCCAAATAAAATAAATTGGAATTTGTTGTCTAAAAATCCGTCAAAAGGTGCTATTCACTTGTTAGAACAAAATCCAAAAAAAATAAATTGGGAATATTTGTCTAAAAATACGTCAGAACATGCTATTCAGTTGCTAGAAAAAAATCAAGATAAAATCTGCTGGGCTTCTTTGTCTGAAAATTCGTCAAAAGGTGCTATCAAGTTGTTAGAAAAAAATCCAAATAAAATGGCTTGGTATTGCATGTCTAAAAATCCATCAGAAGGTGCAATGCAGTTGCTAGAAAAAAATCAAAAACAAATAGATTGGGAGAGTTTGTCTAAAAATCCATCAGAAGGTGCTATGCAGTTGCTTGAAAATAATCAAAATAAAATACATTGGGAGAGTTTGTCTGGCAATCCGTCAGAACGTGCTATGCGGTTGCTAGAAAATAATCCAGATCAAATATATTGGTATAATTTGTCTAAAAATACGTCAGAACGTGCTATGCGGTTGCTAGAAAATAATCCAGATCAAATATATTGGTATAATTTGTCTAAAAATACGTCAGAAGGTGCTATGCAGTTGTTAGAAAAAAACCGAAATAAAATAAATTGGGTTTGCTTGTCTAAAAATCCGTCAGAAAGTGCTATGCAGTTGTTAGAAAAAAATCTATATCAAATAACTAACATTTGTTGGGATAACTTGTCTATGAATCCGTCAGCTTTGCAGTTTCTAAAAAAAAACCAAAATAAAATAAATTGGAGAGGCTTGTCAATGAATCCTCATATATTCAAGTATGATTATATACAAATGAAACATAATTGTATGGTGTTTAAAGAAGAGCTGATACAAAATCGGTATCATCCCCGCAATATATCCAAGTTTAAAGATTGGAAAGTTAATGCGTTTGAGTTTGACTCTGATTCAAATTAAAACTAATAAAATATAAAAATGATTTATTTAATATACTTGTTTTTAATTAATTGTAAAATGACTAACTATTTTGATAAAAGTTATCATATTGTGGAAAATAGAGGTGATTGCTTAAAAGTTATGTTAATGGAGTTTATGTCTGACATTAACAAATGCAACCAAGTCGATGGTTACGGTTTCCTTAAAGTTTTGAAAGCAGATGACAGGGATCAATTTGTTGTCATGTTGTCTGCTAAAGAGAGACTTGAGTGTTATAAACGAAGGGCAATACAACTCTCCACATGGATTACGGTTATGAACTCGTTAAAGTTAAAAAGTAGCTATGCAGTATACAGAATAGCGTACTGGGGAGAAACTATCGGAAAATCCATAATCTACCCCAAACTAACTAAGTATGTTCTCCCTTTATGGAGATTTCAAATGTTTGTTGACGAAAAGTCATATTTCAAATTGTTAATTCAGTCGTTTGGTATGCTTAGCCTTTTTACACCTCATACTAATATATTGTTAGACATTGATAAGCATCACATGAAAAAATTGGATAATAAATATTCACGATCGAGTTGGCACAATACGGACTACAAGGTTCCTGATGATTATTATGGTGGCTAGTTTATCATTTAAAATTAAACATTTTTTGATTTATTGTAAAAATGATTGATAATTTAGATTAAATATTATAAAAATGGTAAAACTATCTTTATACAAAGCATCCAATGCACCAATAATTTTAATTGTTCGCATTGTTAAAAATAAACTTTGTTTGTTTATAAAGTGGAACATGATTTACAATACTTTTGAAGAAGGTCAGTTTTTAAAAAATAAACAATTATTTGATTGTGCAATTTCTAGTGACGGAACACTGGTTTACTACATGTATAATGAGTATGGTATTAATAATAATACTCACACCATTTTAAGCAAGGTTCCAAATGCAACTGCTATTTATTATGGCTCTGAAAATGTTGGCAGATGGGGCACAACTCAGTTCAACATATCTAATGGGAATATACCAATAGACAATGGAGCCAATTTAAAAATAACTTCATATGGAATTCAGCACGAATACCAAAACCAAATATTAATAGATAATGACACACAAATCAACAAAACCGTTTCTAATTCTGGAAAAATTAGTTCAGACACATTTCAAAACCAAGATAAAACTCATACTTATCAAGTTGATAAATGTCGCATTTTAATGGATGGTCATATAATATATGACTGTACTCATAGAGAATTTGTAAGTAGAGTTGCCGATGAATCAATTACTCTTGCTAATGAAGCTTCAGCATAACTTTGCTATAATCTGTATATACGTTTTCGATATTACTGTAATCTGCTTTTTGAGTAACCGTTAAAGGAGTCAATAAATACCATTTATCAATATTTTGCAATTTCATCCAGTAAACGTCAATGGCATAAACAGTTTTCATGTGTTTTTTATTTATGAGTTGTGTAACACTTTCTTTTACATTTTGAATTAACGTATCTAAATACGAACCATTAACCAAGTATGCAGTAGTTGTAAAACAACGATTTACTTTAACACATGGCACATTATCAACCAATTGATAAGGTGAATGAGCATTTCCTCCCAGTAAAAGCACATCCCATGATTTTCCCAAAGAACTTGCAAAAAATGTATGAGCTTGATTAGACAACAATTTGGGATTTGTAAAAACTACATCATCTTCAAGAATCAAGACATGAGACCAGTTATTATCTTTAGCTAACTGTAAACATTTAAGATGGCTCAAACTACATCCTATTGCTCCCAAATTTGGCATTGATATCGCCGAAAATCTGGTTGCTTTGTCTAAATATCCCATTTTAGCCAATTCGGTTTGCATGTGAACCAAACGGTCTGCTCGAGAATCTAAATTAATATAAAATATATGCTCAATATTTTCTAAAGAACTTACCATATTTAACTACTTTGTTAGTTCATCTATTTAATTATCTTTAAATTAAAATAAATATTATCAAAATCAAAATAAATATTAGGTAAAAAACATAAAAAAATAAACTCATGGTTAAACAACAAACTGTATAATAAGAAATGAATTATTTTCTTGTATTAATTGTTTTTTGTGTTATTTTATTCATATATCTACATCTCCAATTTCAGATGAAAACCAGCAATGATTTAGAATTGTTTGAAATTTATGATACAACCAAAGAAAATATGGAGGAAATATGCGATATACGCCAACCCGCCATATTTAACAATTTAGATGACCAGTTTGTAACCGCGGTTGTGAGAAAATTAAACATTGATGTGCTAATTCAAAAATACCCACAATATGATGTAAAAATTCGAGAAGCCAAGGCACATGCTGAAAAAGATATTGATACATTAAACAATGATTACGCATCTTTACCCCTAGTTGCTGCTAAGCAGTTAATTTATCAACAACCAAATAATACACAATCCGCTACGTTTTACTCAGAAAATAATTCCGATTTTTTAGATGAAACTAATGCTTTAAAAAACATTTCAGACCACATGTTAAGGCCTTATTTAACTAGTCGGTGTGACTATGATATTATTTTTGGTACAGAGGGATCTACTACACAACTGCGTTATAACATAAATTATCGCAATTTTTATATTTGCACCAAAGGCACAGTTTATATTAAACTGGTTCCCCCAAAATACTCTAAACAATTAAACCCTATCTCAGATTATGATTTATTCGAATTTCGATCTGACCATAACCTGTGGCTTAGTGAAAGTGATGCCAATTGTGGAGTTAATTCAAAAATTAAATCTTTAGAAATTGCTTTAACGCCTGGAAAAGTATTGTTTATTCCTGCTTATTGGTGGTCGTCATTTCAGTTTGGGTTTAATGCAAGTCTAGCAAGTTTTAAGTACCGAACTTATGTAAATCAGGCAGTTCATATTCCCCATTATTGCATGTGTTTAATGCAAGGACAAAACATTAAAAACAGTTTTTCAAAAAATAATATTGAAGACTTGCTCTTTGAAACCAAGACAAAGACAGAAACAACTTTAGTTGAGCCAACCTTGGAACCAGGTGTTGAACCAACTTTAGTAAAAAATAAAACCAACAACATAACATTAGAAATTAGTGAAACTCCAATTACTCCAATAATAACAGAAAATGAAAATATAGAAAATGAAAATACAGAAAATAAAAATACAGAAAATGAAAATACAGAAAATGAAAATACAGAAAATGAAAATAAAAGTAATACTAACAATACTCAACTTGATCCAATTATTGAAGTTGAAAATGAAGTTGAAAATGAAGTTGAAAATGAAGTTGAAAATGAAGTTGAAAATGAAGTTGAAAATGAAGTTGAAAATGAAGTTGAAAATGAAGTTGAAAATGAAGTTGAAAATGAAGTTGAAAATAAAGATGACTTAGAAATTATTGAAAATAAAGATGACTTAGAAATTATTGAAAATAATATTGATATATAATAAATGTCAAATGTCAAAGATTCTGGGATAATTAATATAGATGACAATGTTCAAGATTTATTTGAATCCATGTATAATAAAAATAATTACTTTTTTTTTATTATACATGGTCAGTCAATTACTCCAAATCAGTCTAATTGGCAATATATAGAAAAATCAATTGATTTTGTTCAAATGTTTGAATCCCACGGTAAACTAAGACATCCTTATGTTAAAGAATTGGATGCAAATATTCAAGAGATCATAATAAATAAAACTCTAATGTACGATTTAACTCAAACCGAAATTGTTGAGACATATAAGCCAAACGCTTCTAATGCATTTAGTCTTCCGCCTTTAGCTTGGGTTACAAACCCCTTAGTAGATATAAACACAAATTATGTAGAATTAATTGGATTTTACCATTTTATTTATGACCATACTAACAAATCATGTACACTAAACAAAAAAATACTAAATTGGCATCAACTAACTCAAATGGGAACTATTACATATTCCATACTATTTAAACAAATTAATTTGTATTTAAAAAAACATCCTGAATACAATACAATCCCTAAATCTAATTCTGGATTAGGCATTTTTTCATGTAGAGGTATAAATCCAGTTTTTGCTAAAGCATATTCAAATAATAATTCAAATACAAAAACGCATTTTAACACAACCGATGCAATATCACCTCACATCCCATACAATAACATTAACACTGTAAAATCTGGTTACGGGTTTAGTTTAGTTTCGCTAAACATTCCCAAACGAATTATTAATAATCAAGATACATGGATAGGTGCTTTGCTTGATATTAAACACCAAGGATGTGCTTTAAATGTCCTTAGTTATTACGATTTATTAAAAACACATTATGCGAGGGAAATGACGACTTGTTTAGATATAAAAGGCACATCAATATTTAAAATCGTTGATTTTATCAACAATTATTTTATGCAGTTGCAACCACCTAAACCCCACACTTATTTAATTATGCGATTTACTAAAGCCATGGCTATAAATTATCTTACTGAGCATTTTTTATATGAAAACACGGCAGTTAATAACACGTGCACCATTTTTAAAATGTATGAAAAAGATGCATATAAAAGAGGGTTTAGCGAAATAGGACACACAATAGCTTTAATGAAGATTGGTTCTAATGTATTTTTAACAGACCCTCAAACTATGACGTTTATTAATATTATAACAAATCGTGCTGAATTTATTAAGTATCTTAATCCGTGGAACTTTTTTGATTTAATACTTGTTTATTTACCAATTACATTAAACCGCAGATTTTATAATGATCCTTTATTAACAACTGGACAAATTAGATATAGACCTCCTAATATTACATTTGGGGGGAATCAGAGGAAAAAACATTGGTTTAAAACTCCAGTTAATGTTACATTTGGAGGAAGAAGAAGACGTGGGTACAAAACTCCTACAGTTAGAGGAAAAAACAGTCGGTACAAAACTAAACACAAGAAAACTAAACGCAAGAAAACTAAACGCAAGAAAACTAAACATAAAAATACTACACGTAAGAACACATATCCTCGTAAAACAAAATATTAATTAGTTATCGTTGTTTGAATCAAACTCAAACCCATTAACTTTCCAATGTCTAAACTTGGATATATTGCAGGGATGATACCGATTCTTCATTAAGTCTTCTTTAAATAACATACAGTTCTGTTTCATTTGTTTATAATCATAGTTAAATATATGCGAACTTACAGACAAACTCCACCAATCTATTTTATTTGGATTTTTTTCTAGCAACTGCACAGCACGTTCTGAGGTATTATTAACCAAATAACGCGGATGAGTTTTATCTGGATTATTTTCTAGCAAATGCATAGCTGACGGATTAAGACACAAATAACTCCAAATTATTTTATCTTGATTTTTTTCTAGCAAATGCATAGCTGACGGATTAAGACACAAATAACTCCAAATTATTTTATCTTGATTTTTTTCTAGAAACTGCATAGCTGACGGATTCATAGACAACATATCCCAATTTATTTTATCTGGATTTTTTTCTAATAACTGCATTGCTGACGGATTTTTAGACAAATAACACCAATTTATTTTATTTGGATTTTTTTCTAATAACTGCATTGCTGACGGATTTTTAGACAAATAACACCAATGTATTTTATCTTGATTTTTTTCTAGCAACCGCATAGCACCTTCTGTCGTATTACCAGACAACCATGGCCAATTTATTTTTTTTTTATTTTTTTCTAGCAACCGCATAGCACCTTCTGACGTATTTCTAGACAACCATGGCCAATTTATTTTATTTTGATTCTTTTCTAGCAACTGTATTGCTGACTCATTTATAGACAAACTCTCCCAATCTATTTTATCTGGATTCTTTTTTAGCAACTGAATAGCACCTTCTGACCTATTTTGAGACAAACCTTCCCAATGTATTTTATCTGGATTTATCCAATTCAATAAACACATGGGCAATTCAACATTCATAGTTTTTGTAATGTTTATTTACAAAACAAAAAATCATTTTTATATTTTAGTTTTAATTTAAATCAGAGTCAAACTCAAACCCATTAACTTTCCAATGTCTAAACTTGGATATATTGCGGGGATGAAACCGATTCTTCATTAAGTCTTCTTTAAACAACATACAGTTCTGTTTCATTTGTTTATAATCATAGTTGAATATGTATGGATTTTTAGACAACCAATACCAATCTATTTTATTTGGATTTTTTTCTAACAACTGCACAGTACATTTTGACTGATTTTCTGACAACAATTTCCAATTAATTTTATCTGGATTTTTTTCTAATATTTGTATAGCATATTTTGACTTATTATGGGACAAGTTATCCCAATTTATTTTATCTGGATTTTTTTCTAACAACTGCATAGCACCTTTTGACGGATTTTGAGACAAATTATACCAATCTATTTCATTTTGATTATTTTCTAGCAACTGTATAGCTAACGGATTATTAGACAAGATCCGCCAATCGATTTTATATGTATTTGTTTCTAGCAACCGCATAGCACCTTCTGACTTATTACCAGACAAGTTATTCCAACTGATTTTATCTGGATTATTTTTAAGCAATTGGATAGCTGACGGATTACTTGACAATTCAGCCCAATGAATTTTATCTGGATTTTGTTCTAGCAATTGCATAGCACCTTCTGACTCATTGAAACACAACCAACCCCAATCAATTTTATCTGGATTTTTTTCTATTAACTGTATTGCTGACGATATTTTAGACAAGAGGTACCAATTTATTCTATGTTGATTTTTTTCTAGCAACTGCATTGCTGACGGATTCAAACACAACCAATCCCAATGTATTTTATCTTGATTTTTTTCTAATAACTGCATTGCTGACAGATTTCTAGACAAATTTATCCAATATATTTTATTTGGAGTTTTCTCTAACAACTGTATAGCACCTTCTGATGAATTTGCGGACAAGTATGACCAAGATATTTTATTTGGTTTCTTTTTTAACAACTGAATAGCACCTTCTGACCTATTTTGAGACAAACCTTCCCAATGTATTTTATCTGGATTTATCCAATTCAATAAACATATGGGCAATTCAACATTCATAGTTTTTGTAATATTTATTTACAAAACAAAAATCATTTTTTCGTAATTTAATTTTAACAAATAAAATCATTATAAAAATGAATTAAAAATATAACTATATGTTATTAAAAGAAGTATGAGTGACGAGACCGAAACCGAACCAGCTGTAATTAAAATGACCGAAGTTTTAGCAGAAAATCAAGTCCAGCCAACACTTGATTTAGACCTTATAGCTAAGTTACCAATTCCCGCATACAAGACAACTGCAAAAATCGTTAACTTAAATAATAAAACATCCAACCGTCTTACATTTACTTTAACTGGTGTGCTGCCCAGTTTTGCAAATGCAATTCGCCGCACTATTCTATCTGATATTCCTGTGGTCGGATTTGTTACTACTCCTAATAAAGATAACAAAGCAACTATTATCAAAAATACAAGTCGATTTAACAACGAGTATTTAAAGCAACGTTTGTCTTGCATCCCAATTTACAGTATTAATCTAAAAGACGAGCACGGCGAAACAATTACCAATATGCAACTTGTTGACAATTACAAGATTGAGTTGCATGTGGTCAATAATACCGACAGTATTCTTTGGGTAACATCAAAAGATTTCAAGCTAGTCAACAAGATAACTGGGGAACCCATGGACAAAACTGAAAAAATTGCCGACCAGTTGTTTCCACCATTCATACCTCTTAACGATTCCAACCACTATATTGATTTCATGTGTTTACGACCGCGAGTTTCAGATGCTTTGTTTGGCGAAGAGTTGCATTTAACTTGTGAATTTAATATTACAAGTGCCTCAAAAAACTCCTGCTACAATGTTACTAAAACTATTTCATATGGAAACACAGTTGATTTAAACAAACAAACAAAAAAAATTGCAGATATTAAAGAAACCTCTAGAATAGAAAAAATGTCAAAGGTTGAAACAGACTTTGTGGTTAAAAACTTTGAACTACTTGATGGCAAGCGTTTGTATATTCCCAATAGTTTTGACTTTGTAATTGAAACTTTAGGAATATATGAAAATGCTGTTTTGGTACAACATGCGTGTACTATTTTAGCGGATATGTTAACTAGCCTTCTTGAGGCCATGGTTCAAAAAGACGAAACCATAGTTACAGTGAAAAAAAATATGGCAAATACTATTCCCAACTGCTGGGATATTATTTTGCACAATGAAGACTATACTTTAGGCACCATGCTTAATGACAAGCTTTATCACAACTTTTACAATAACGCAGATGCAGAAAAAAACATGCTTAATTATTGTGGGTTTAAAAAAGAACATCCCCACAACGCATTTAGTACTCTTCGCATTGGTATTATCAAAGATATTCATGTAGAGTTTATTCAGTTTATGTTTTCACAAATTATTACACAAATCCGTGACGAGTTTTTGCTAATTGCTAGGCTTGTCATGAAACCATAAGAACTTAAATAATAATTTTAGTAAAAATGATTATATACTCACTAAAATACACATAAGACATAACACATAAGACATAAACCATGTCTCAAAGGCAAGATGTTTTATCATGGGACGAGTATTTTATGTCTGTAGCATATTTGTCATCCATGCGGTCTAAAGACCCGTCCACACAAGTTGGTGCTTGTATTGTAAACCAAGACAACATTATTCTTGGTATTGGCTACAACGGTTTTCCAATTGGTTGCGATGACAATGTGTTGCCATGGACACGTGTAACTAGTTCTTTAACTAGTAAAAGTGTTAAAGACGAATTAGACACGAAATATCCTTTTGTTTGTCATGCAGAAATGAATGCAATTTTAAACAAATCAAATGCAGATATAAGAGGTAGTCGCATTTACGTAGTGCTTTTTCCATGTAATGAGTGTGCCAAGATGATTATTCAAAGTGGAATTCGCGAAGTTATTTTTGTAAAAGACACTTACCACGAAACAAATTCATATAAAGCCGCACGACTTATGTTTGACTTCAGTGGCGTCTCAATACGTCGGTATATGCCAATAAAAAAAGAAATAATTATTTCATTTACATAAACTCAAAATATTTTTGAGTTTCAATTTTTGTTTATTAAGTAAAAGCAAATAAATCATTATCATCATTACTCTCCTCTTTTTTATTAAAATTTGGATATGTATCTATAATCCAATCAGCCATAAGAATGTCATGACGACGAACTGCCCGAAAGTAAGCTGACTTCATAGGTACCTCGTCAATTAATCTAACTGTTTTCATCCACTGAAGTATGTTTAGGTGACCTTTTTCACAAATCTCAATTACAAGTTTTTCTGGATTTATTAAATAAATGGGATGTGTTGTGTATAACCACTTAATAAACACAAGATTTCCATGTTTTGCTACAATACAAAAACACTCTTCGTTATTGAAACTAATGTCCATATCTCGGTTCATACAATCTTGGTTTAAGTTAAATATCCTCATAGCCCCTAAAACATTATTATTATGACAGCACTGACGAAACTCAATTTCGTGACTTTGTAACGAGGTTTCCATAAATGATGCAAATGTACTTGTAGGATAAGAACTCATCATTATTAATAATTAATAATTTATTTAATATGTATAATTTTGGGTTGTAGTTTTAAAAATATTAATTTTCATTTTTATTTTTGTTTTAAGTTTATTTTTAATAAAAACAATATAAGTAAAATACACAATAATATATAATTTATAACCAATAACAACAAAAAACATGAACGCAGCCGACAAAATTCAACTTGGTAAAATGATTAACGCCAATAAGGACACATATATTGACCAAACCGAGCTCATTCGCCAAGTTAAGCACAGTGTCATATTTCGCAAAGATATAGCAGCTCTCCAGGCTCTTATGGCCAAGTATCCTGACGAACCAGAAAACGTTGCTATTGAGGCAATTACTGAGTGCTCTTTTTTATGTACATATTACACAGACATTTACAACAAAATTCGTAAAGACGAAATGAATATGCCAAGATTGTTTGTTTGGATTGACTGCTTAGAAGATATTGAAAATGGTATTCACCAAAATGAAGCATCTTTTAAAATTGGTACTATCTTAAGAGAAATCTATGTGGATAGTGCCTTAAGAAAAGCCAATAAAATTAATGCAGCAGGCGAAGAAGTTAACCCCGATGCCAACCAAGAAGAAGTAGCTGTTACAAAAGTAATTAGTTATATTGAATACAAAAACCATCGCAAGACTATTGAGTATAATTTAACTCAATCCAAAATAAAATAAATAATAAAATAAATAAGAAATTATCATTACTGTAAAAATTATTGATAATTATTGTGTAATTTAAATTGTATTTTAAATAAGTTTTTATTGTTTAACGAACGTATTTACCAACACGAACAAAGCTGTCTACTACAAAAATAACAAAGACACCTAAAAACGAATACAAGATAATATCCTCGGTCACACTGTCGGTTTTTATTGACTGTTGCTCCTCCATCAAATGAATTAAATAATTTAACTTTGTTAAAGTTGGGTCATTTGTATTGTCCGAATTTAAAAAAGTTGTACTTGCTGTACCAACACTATTTCCACTATTTCCACTACTTGGTATAGACGAAATTGCAGTTGTATTACTTGGGGGATAGTTTCCCATAAGATTGCGATAATACTGCTTTTGCTCTTGCTCTGACATAAAGTTTTTATCTAAGTTATGTCTGTCAGCTGTTTCGTCAACATTGTAAGTGCCCATTGTACCATTAGGGTCTATTTTGAGATTTGAATTTGAGTTGTTCATTAAAGGCGCATATTTGTTTTCAGAAGCGGTTTTAATGTGTTCTTGACTTGCTGAAATAGGGGGAGCAAGAAGTGGTTTAAAGTCTCCTAGATTATTATCATCATCATCATCATTTTCATTATAACTAGAAAACCCTTCGTTAATATTTTGCGAACTTGTATTATTATGAACAGATTGAACAACTGACTTTACTTTATCAATATCGGGAGCCACAGGTCTACGTTGAGTTTTGTTTCGTTTATCTCCTGAATTCATTTTTCTTTTGCTAATTAAATTTTGGGTGGATGAATCGGGATTTATATTATAATCATTATCCACACTTGCCGCAGAATAAGAAAAAGACATTCTTACTTACTTATGATATTATTTTATTAGCAAAAAATATAAATTATTCTATTTTAATCTTGATTAATATTCTTAATAAATATTAATCACAAAAGAATAACCAAACACAACCAAAGACAATAAAATAAACCCCATATAAAAGTATAGTTTTTTAATAATATTATTTTGTGTGTTAATTGTTATTAAGTTGTTATATTTATTATCAATTAATGTTTTAGTAAAATTATTCCAAAAATCAGCAACTTTGGTCAAATCGTCATGATGATTGCTTATTAACTCGCGATTCACTTTCATCAATGTCTTATAAATATATTCTGTATCACCACATTGCTTTGCCGCCCGCATAATTTTACATGTGTTCATGTCTTTTATTGTTTGTGACTTAGTCACAACAAACCACGTATGATTTTTTAAACAAACGCATAAATCTCCGTCTAATGTCGTAATTTCTGGCTCATTAAATATAACACCCTCGTCAAAATAATTATACGATAACCACTTTACAGTGACCTTCGTAATTAGTTTGTTGTTTTTCAACGTAACATCAAATAAACCAGTTATCATGATTTCCTCATATGGTTTGTTTTTAGGTTGCATAAATTTAATCAAACAATCAAAATCAAACCCATAATTATCTATTGACTCCAGTTCATAGTGCTTTTTTTTAAACTTGTTAATTTCCCTATAACACCACTTAGGTATTTCCAAAGAACGCCTAGACAATAAATCATCATAACATATCTTCTCAATAACATTGTCAAGTATATCATCAATAACATTGTCAATTATATCATCAATGACCTCACAAACAATTATATTGTCTTTTTGATTGTCATCATTAAATAAATTACTGTTTTTGTTAAAAGTCATTTTATTCTTTATATTGTTATTTGCACTAAAAACTTGTATTAAAATTGAGTGAAAATTAAGTGAAAATTATATTTCATTTTTTAAATAAATAGCATAAAGTATTATTTTATTTTCACTAAATACATAAACAAGCATGAGCAACAATGATGATATTAAGCAAATTCAATTTTCCCCTGACCTGTTAAAAATTAAAAAAAAACGACAAACTAAAAAAAAACCTCCAGCAACAAAATTGTCTGCTGGTACCGTAAATACCATTAAAAATAATTTAGTGCAACGAATTCAGTCTCATAAAATAAATGAAATGGGTGGAATTGAAAAACTACACAGTACTCAACATAAAATTGGACAACAAGTTAATCAACAAATTATACCTAAATTACCCACAACTAATCACTTGAATGATGCTATGAGTTATCTCTCCAATATTAAAGGCACAAATCATTTAACCAAAACAATAAAACAATCAACGTTAACAAATCAAAAACAATTAAATAGTGCTTCAAGTATTAATAATTCTCACCAGTTAGACTCTGCTTCGCAAGAACCGGCATATGGAATATTAAAAGGTGGCACTAAACCATTATACCGCAGTTGGGTTAATCAAACATTAAAACATCCACAAACACATACTACTAATAATGATAAACCTTCTGTATTAAAAGTAGTGAGAAAGAGACGAATGACTCTTGGAAAAACAAAACACAATGTTGGAGTTTTAGTTAAAAATGCAAAAACCCGCAAAGATATTATGCAAGCGAAAAACGAAATTCAAAATGCAAAAATCCACGACATCAAGCATGACTTATTTAAAAAAGGCATGATTCGCACTGGGTCACAAGCTCCTGATGATATTTTAAAAAAAATGTACGAATCGTCAATTTTAGCAGGTTATCTTACTAATAATAACAATATTTACCAAAATGCTTTGGATGATATTAAAAATAATTTATAATATTATTAATTGTTCTTGTGTAATTTAACCAATTATTTGTGGTAATAGTAATTTTACTTATTTTCTTAAATAGTACTAAATTACTTAAATTAAATAATATTACTTTACATTAATGATTAATATATCTGAATTTGTTCGTCGTATTATCAAGTACCTTATTGAGGGATTTATGGTGGCAATTGCCGCTTTTGCAATTCCTGAGCGTTCTTTAAATATTGAGGAAATCCTTGCAGTGACTTTAACTGCAACTGCTACATTTGCTATTTTAGATACATATATTCCTAGTATTGGTGCTAGCACCCGTGAAGGTGCTGGGTTTGGTATTGGACTAAATTTGGTTGGTGGTATTTAATTTTAATTATTATTTGTTACAAGTAAAAATAATATAGTAAGATATTAGACGTTATGTCCAGTTTAACCAAGACTAAAAAAACACAAAATAACACCACCACTACGAATAACCCTGTCACTCGTAAACGATGTCCCAATGGTCAAAGGCGAAATAAACAAGGTGACTGTGTAAATTCAAAAGAACCAACTGAAGAAAATCTTGCAAAATTAGACACAATTTCTCCTACTTTAAACGCAGTACCTTTAAACGCAGTACCTTTAAACGCAGTACCTTTAAACGCAGTACCTTTAAACGCAGTACCTTTAAACGCAGTACCTGTTAAAAAAAAACGTTGTCCTACAGGTCAACGGCGAAATAAACAAGGTGAATGTGTAGACAAAAATGAGGATAAAGCATTTAAAAATGTTGAAAATGTTGAAAATGTTAAAGAAATACGTTTAGAATTATCATTAGGCGACATCATTCAAATAAACAACGAAGATACAATGTATTACATTAACTATGTGGATGAGCATCAAATGGACTGTGTTGATATTTCAGATTCATTAATTAAACGTACATTTCGCATTGAAGATGGGCATTTTGTGCCTAATAATGAAATTCGTATCATTACTATCATTTACAAAAATCCTTTGCGTGGATTTGTAAAACAACACCACTTTAATATTCACACCTGGATTGAAATTTATTTTAAAAATGACCCAAATCCTCTCATTGCTGAAATCACAAACATTCAAGAAGACATGATTCAGATTCAAAGACAAGATAAAGATATTTTTTATTTTATTAATTTTAAGTACCAGGGTGTGCCAAAAACATCTAATATTCAAACAATTCGTATATTGCCAGAAGGTCCGCCTCAAAAAAATGAACAAACCATGGAAGTACAAAATGTTTCAACAAATAATAAAATTGTTGTACTGGATACAGATGAAATCATTAACCTTAATTTAGAAGACCAATATCCTATTTTAAACTCAGTATCTTTAGATAACAAGCTTAAACAAATACCAACACAAACCAAAGATTCTTTGGATGAAGATACTGCTGCTAAAGATATGTCTGATAAAATTGTTTTTATGGGAGAGTTTCCAACCGAAATTGAAAAAACTAGTTACAACCGATATGGCATTAATACTCAAGTAAATGATATTTTAGAAAACAAACTAACACAACTTTCAACTACAAAACGAACTGCATTTGAAATTAATAAAATTCATACTCTTATTACTCGATATAAACAACTTAGACAAAAAGTTTCTGTGTTTGATTTATATGGAACTATTTATGACATAGTACAAAAATCCCCTCTTTATAAACCACTGCTTGATTATTTAATTAAATATCAAAACACCTTACTATGGATGTATCCAGTGTCTACTAACATTACTAAAAAATTTACGGACCCCCAAAACACAGACGATGAACTTGAAGATGATTATCAGACAGAAATTAACATAAATAATTATTTACAAAATATTGAAATTTTACAAAAACAGCCCCATCAAAACTTGCAAGAGCTAAACTTATTTTTTACACCATTTGAAAATACCAACCAAGATCATCTCATTAATAACACACTCAGTTCTCTTACTGTTCAAAATAATAATGGCAGTGGAACTGATACATTTTGTTCGTCTGTGCGAAAGTTCATCCTTGGACAAATTATGATTACTAAAGAAAAAAACTCAAAGGTTATTAATTATACCAATATTATGGACAATGATTCCATTGCAACCCATTCTTTAGTTACACTGCCAATTAGCGCCGTAAATTATTCTCGAATTTCTCTACCAGGAACATCTATATTAACTAAAGCAACTCTTGGTCAAAATATGGAACATTGGAATTATCTTTTAACCTTTTTAAATAAAAAAACACAAGCCAAAAACATAAACCAAATTAATTCCACAATTAATTCCACAATTAACACCCAACTACCCAATACACAAACACAACCATCCAAGTATGTTTACAACGTAAATAATTTATTCGAAACTAAAGCCCTCTACTACAAATCAGATGAAATTCAAAATAAAGAAACCAATTGGGACCAATACTTGGAATCAGTAATTCCGTCCAACAAGGTTATTTTAAAAAATTTGTCCAACAATAAACAAAATGCACAAATCTTAAATATACCATACAAGTTGTCAATGATGGACATGGTACAAACCTTGGAACCATTTATGATTTACCCTGATAATGTTAATTATACTTTTATGTATTACAAAAATTCAAAATTAAAAAATAATACAGTTCAAAATGTTGTTGAAAATCAAATTCATCAGTACATGTATCTTGTACAAAAAGGTCAAAAATATTTTAATGATTACCAAATCCTTTTACAAAGTGTCAGTAAAAATATAAATAACAAACATTTTATAGCGGGTATTCGTGCAATTGAAAAATATAGTAAAAACTTAAAAACTGATTATTATGTGAATGAAAGTTTAAAAATGGTCAATCAAAACAAATATTTACTTTTTTCCGAAAACGTCAAACATATTATGCTTGATATGAACAATAAAATACTGCTGAAATCTGAAACCGTGCGTCTTAACCAGTTAAAAAAAGAAAATCCATGTACCATAAAACATTTTTCGTCTGTGAAAGAAATGAACCAAAATACTGATGGTGGAGTAAAACCAAAACCAAAACCAAAACCAAAAGATAAAGATAAAGATAAAGATAATAACCCTAGTAATGCAGCCCAAGTTATTGACTCTAATTTACTGGTTGAAAACTTAGATTTACTAAATAAAAATGCCAAAGATAATAACCCAATAATTGCCAATCCAGTTGATATTGACCAAATCAATGATGAAATTTCCAATTTTTATACTTTAAAATCCGCTAATGCATCCAAATGCACCAAGTGTAATCAAAACGTTGGAATGATTTTTACAGTGACTAACGACCTAAAAAAGAATACCAGAACATTTCGAATTCAATGTGGTAATAAAGAAAACAAAGGTAAAGCATCATCTTGTTCCGATACGGTTATCAAAACGGATTACATGTACTATACAGAAAGCATGATGGCCGAGTTGCGTCTAAACATTAAAACCATACAAACCAATATTATAATCTTAAAAAATAATGCCCTATTTGGATATGAAACTGCAGACCAAGTTCATGCCTTGTTTGTGCCTTTAAAGAGCAAACTACTTCAGTACATGAGTCAATACATTAATATATTAGAATATATCATGTTCAATTGTGGTGACAGTTCAAATGCCGAAATTGAAAATATTCGCAAAGACTTAAATAAATATGTTTCCCTTTTAGATAAAGAAACTCAGTCAGACCGAATTATTTCCAACTATGTTGAACATATTCATCCTTTAGCTGAAAAAATACGTAAGCAATCATATCGTATTAATTATTTAGATAAAATAGTCGGATCATTTGAACAAACGTCTTATCACCTAATTCAACAGCCATGTTCTAGAAACATTTACGAATATAACATTAATCCAAGTCCCAACCAAATGTCGTTTGTTCACAAACCTAAAAAACTAAACGAAATTACTAATGAAAACACAGACA